GGGTACGAGGAGGGCCTTAGTTTCTCCGTGTCTCATTTTTTGACACTTTGACTAAACCATGAAACCTAAAGCGTGGCGCGACAAGAAGTGCGCGAAGTGCAACGGACTCGGTTGGGTCTGTGGCATCCACCTCGATAACCCAGACGACGACACGAGCCGCGACACAGAGACGCATTACACCTGCGACAGGTGCGACGGCACAGGCAATGATGGGGAATGGAAAGTGGTAAGGCATGAAACCCAAGCGCAAGCCTAGAACGCACCAGACCTGGAAGGACCACAACCTCTCAATCAGCGAGGCCGCTAAGGAGTTTCACAGCACACCCGAGACCATCCGGCGTCGGCTGCGTGCGGCGGACATAACGCACGCGGAGGGCAATAGGTATAGCATCTACACCTTGCACGTTGCGATGGTCGGCGACTTGCACGCGCAGCGAATCCGGGAGACTCGTGCGCGCGCTGACCTGCTTGAACTTGAGCGCCGCAAGACTGAAGGTGATCTTGTGACAATGGAGGAGGCTCGCAGTGTCATCCGGCAATACCTTGGTCCGATGCGGGACATCCTTACCACAGCGCCGATGGCCTTGGCTGCGCGAGTCAATCCGGCAGACCCCGAGCTTGCCCGGATGCAACTGGAGCAATGGTCGGAAGACAATCTAAAGAAACTGCATGACGTATGAGACTAACCTACACACAGCTTTATAACGCGCACACCAAAGGCGACGACTGGCCCACACAGACCGCATGGAAGATTGTCGAAAAGCTTCGGATTGAAAGCGGGCCGTATGACTCGCTGTGGTGTGTGAAGATGACACCACACCAACGTGACGTAGCATTCAACGCGATCCGCGACGTGCTGAACAAATCGGCGGAAGTGAGACAATGACTCTCAAGACCTTCGCGCGGGAAGTCTTCACAGCTCAGAGCAAGCAGGCTGTTTCCGCTTGGAGCGAGGGGGCGCTTGTCATTCCTCCCGGCAAGTCCGAGTCCCCCGGCCCGTTATCGTGGCTTGGCCGGGACTACATGCGGGAACCTTTGGATGCGTGGAATGCGCCGGGCGTCACAGACCTTGTGTTGTGCTTCGGATCGCAGACGGGCAAGTCAACTCTCATGATCGCGGGCGTGGCTTACGTGCTTGTCAACTCTCCGTCTGGCTTGCTATGGGTGCACCCAACGCAACAACTTGCGCGGAGCTTCTCGACCACGCGGTGGTTGCCTGTTGTCAAGGTATCACCCAGCCTGACCACATTGATGCCGACGGGATCAGCGAAACGCACGGGGATGACACTGCTCCAGCAAGAGTTTGGTCCAAGCCTTGTGAACTTCGTTGGGTCAAACTCGCCTGCCAACCTTGCCAGCCGCCCCGCGCGCGTTGTGATCATGGATGAGGTTGACAAATTCCCGAAGGAAGTCCGATCCGAAGCAGACGCTGTGAACCTCGCAGAGCAGAGGACCAAGAGCTTTACAAACCCGCTCAGGGTGAAAGCTTCGACGCCCACGGAAGAGGACGGGCTCATCTGGCAAGAGTTTCTGAAAGGCGACCAGAGGCGCTATCAAGTCCCATGCCCGCTCTGTCGAAAGCCGGTTGTATTCGCTTGGTCCGAGCAGTTCTGCGTCATGCCGCGTCTCGGTTGCGAAGCCTGGGTGGCATGGGACTCGACAGCCAAACGCGCCGACGGCTCATGGGATCTGGACCGAGTGGCGCGGAGCGCGCATGCAGTCTGTCCGCATTGCGGAGGAGACATTCCAGACAGCGCGAAGACTCGCATGATCCGAGATGGACGATGGGTGCCGACGGCTACGGCTACCACAACACGCGGCTTTCGTTCCTACCACCTTCCAAGCCTCTACGCTGTTGGGACACAGACTAGCTTCGGTGCGCTGGCTGTCGCGTTCCTCCGTGCGAAGAAGTCATTCCTTGGGTTGCGCGGCTTCGTCAACGGCGCGCTATCAGAGCCATTCATGCGGCAGGACATGCGGACTCAGAGGGTCGAGGTTGTAGTCTCGAAGCCCGAGGCGAAGGCTGAGGCAAGTAAGATCATGACTGTGGACTGCCAGCATGGCAGCCCGCATTTCTGGTACGTGGTGCGAACATGGGAACGCACGGAGGCCGGCACTGTGACGACCGCGATCCGTGCTGGGCACGCGGAGACATGGGAGGACCTGCACAGCATCAAGACCGCCGAGGGTGTGCCTGACGCTGCTGTGATGGTTGACTCCGGGTGGGGTGCTAGGTCAGACGCGGAGGTGTATCGCCGTTGCGCGGCTTACTCGGAATTCGTTTTTCTTGAGGAGCGCGGCAAACATTTCGGCACGGGCTGGTGCCCAGCCAAGGGTATGCCTAGCCGCAAGACCTGGAAGCAGGCCGGCAGCGAATCGCAAGCCCCGTACTTCACGCGCTACATCGATCCCTTTGCGGGCACGTCAGACGGCGGCAAGGCGGAGATGGTCCTTTTCGAGTTTGCGTCTGACTGGTTCAAGGACCTGTTGTCGGTGCTACGCGATCCAGAGCAATCGAAGGACCTCGGGGTTACCTGGGCTGTAGCCAAGGACGTGGCCACGGAGCAATACTGGCAACACCTCGACGCGGAATATCTGGACCAACAGCCGAGCAAAAAGACAGGCAAGACAACTCGGACGTGGACGAAGCGCAGCCAGCGGTGGCCCAACCACCTGCTCGATTGCGAGGTTATGCAGCTAGCCTTCGCAATGTGGTGCGGTCTACTGCCAACAATGCCAGGGGATTCATGAGTGACAACCTATCGCGCAAGGACATTGCACGACTGCTCGACGTGAGTGTCGACCAGGTGCGTCGCAATGAAACGCGATGGGGGCTGAAGCCTGCGCGGCGAGTCTTCAACCTGCGCTTCGTTCGGTATCGCAAGGGGAAGGTCATAGAAGCACTACGGGCTATGGGATTGATTGATGACTTGCCGTAACTGCCGCAACTGCCGCAACTGCCACAACTACCACTAGACTAGTTTAGTTGCCCACGCGTACCTTATTCGCGTGGCGCAAATAGCAGCATCAACCTACCGGGCGGCAGTCACCTACGCGGTGTCGCAAGCCAGCGCTGGGGCGTTGCGCACTTGGTTAGCTGCTAAGGTTGCTTCTACTTTCGGCGACGTATCCTCTGGTCGGTCAGTTGCTAGCGTCAGCATGAACGGCGTTAGCACTTCCTTCTTTGATCCAGCTTCCGCTGGCATGTCACAACAAGATGCCGTCCAAATGTGGCAACGGCTTCTGGAGTTGTGCGACACTTGCATAACCTACCTCGACGACGACGAGGCTACCAACGCCGAGATTGCTGCCGAAATGACAGGCCGGTTGCCGGACGTTTATCAGCATTCGGTTGAATTCGCGGGGATGAACCAATGGTAAACGCGCTCCGCCATTGGCTGGCCAGGTTACTCGTTGGCAACGTGTACGAGGCTGCGCAGTATTCGACGCGCAGGAGTAGGATTCAGTCCACCTACACTTCAGCGCGATTCGATATTTCAACAGCGTCAAGGCAGACACTCGCCCAGAAGGCTAGGTATTACGAGCGCAACTCGTGGCTCGTCAACAAGCTAGCTGACATTTTCGAGTCTGGCACGGTAGGCACTGGCTTAGTGGTTCAGCCTTCAACGGATGATGACGAATGGAACCAGCGGGCCAGTGACTGGTGGCAGACATGGTGCAAGTTCCCGGATGCCACGAGCAGGCAAAGCTTCGGCACACTGCAAGGCCTGATGGCGCGGACATGGTTCATCGACGGCGAAACATTCGTGTTGAAGTCGATGGGCCGGGTCGGGCCGAGGGTGCAGATCATCGAGGGGCATCTGATCCGCACGCCAGACGGACAGGAGAAAAACAAGCAGTGGATTGATGGGATATTCGTTGACTCGAATGGTAGGCCGACTGGATACGCTGTACACGCGGAGGAGGACGCAGGCAGACTCAAGCTCATCGAGGTGGTACCAGCGGAACGAGTGTGGCACCTATTCGAGCCACAGCGTCCAGGACAGTATCGCGGGACTTCGTTCCTATCTCCTGTTCTCAACGCTCTCCATGATCTTGATGATTTATGGAAGCTTGAGATGCAGGTTGCAAAGCTGGCCGGGACTCTCGGTGTGCTGAAGACGAATGCAACCGGAACATTCGACCCGCTCCGATTCCGCAGGTCACAGGTCACTCGCAGCAACAGCACAGCGGGCGGCGCAGCGACAACTGAGACAACCACGGACTTGATCGAGGATGCTACTGGCGCAATGGCTATCGCGCTTGGAAATGGTGAGGACATCAAGCAATTCATTGCCACTCGACCCACAGAGCAACAGCGCCAACATTGGCAACTCATCACGAAAGCGATCTGCATTGGGGTAGGTATTCCCTACGTGATGGTAGACCCAGACAGTATGCAAGGGACTGTGTACCGTGGCAGCCTCGACCTAGCTGCATCTTTCTTCGCCCAGCGTTCAAGCGTAATTGCCGATGCGTGTCGTGACATCTACGGCTATGTTATGTCCGTCGCTCGGAACACACCGGAACTATCCGGAGCGCCAACCGAATACTGGGCGGCGAATGTACTCCCGCCAAGAGGAGTAAACGTTGACATAGGTTATACTATGTCGGCTAACCTCCAAAGTCTCCAGGCCGGCACGGACGACCTGGAGACTATCCTTTCACCAAGGGGACTCGATTGGAGAACTGTGCTGCGCAGGAAAGCAGAGCAGGCTGCTTACATCAAAGAGCTCGCGGCAGAGTACGGTGTCGACCCTAGTGACATTGCGAACATCAACGGAAAGCAACAGGCCGCGCAAGCTCCGAGTGAAGAGGAGGAGAAGCCTGACACTGAAGAGGAGGAAAAGAAGTGAAACCGTTTTGGGAAATCACGAACAGCGCAAAGAGCACGAAAGTCCTCCTTTACGGAATGATTGGCCGGGACTGGGATGGCAGCGGCAATGATCCGAAGGAGTTTCTCGAAGCGTGGGACGCGATTCCACAAGGCCCTATCGACCTGCACATACACTCTCCCGGCGGCTACGTGTTCGACGGGCTTGCGATTTACAACACGGTAGCTTCGCGCAAGCCCGACGTTACTGCGTACGTCGATGGGCTTGCGGCTAGCACCGCAAGCTGGATTGCGTGCGCGGCTAACAAGGTGGTCATGCCGAAGACCGCGCGCATGATGATTCACGACGCACAAGGCTTCGTAATCGGCGACTCTGAGACTATGCGCGAGCAGGCCGAGTTACTTGACAATGAGAGTGACCGGGTTGCGCAAATGTACGCTGACAAGACTGGCAAGTCGAAAGAGAAGATGCGTGACCTCATGCGTGCCACAACCTGGATGGATGGCATCGAAGCACACGAGATCGGGCTTGCGGATGAAGTCACAGACAGCACGGCGCAACCTAACAACTTCAACCTTTCCCGCTTCAAGTGTGTGCCTGGAGCGGGCGGCGGACTAAGCCCCGCCAAGACGGAAAAGAAAAACACAAACCAGCCGAAACCTATGGATAACCCAACAAACACGGCGGGGCCTAACCCTCAGCCGGACATCAGACCCGTGAACGTGATTGATCACAACGCGGAACTTGAGCGCCTGCGGACGGCGCTTGAGTCCGAGCGGAAAATCAGGATCACGAACCAGCTCCACAACATTGCCGCGACGCGACCCAGCATCGACGTTGCCAAGTGGCTGCCGGACGTGCTGAAGAACGAGGGACTCCTCGAAAACCTCAAGGCGTTCCCGGTGGTAGAGAATCAGACTCCACAGCCGAGCGGCGTTGTGAACATCGGAAATCCTCTTCTCAACGACTTGGAGAAGAAACCTAAAGGAACGCGCGAACGTTACGAGTTTCTTCGCAACCACCTGCCGGAACTCCATCGGCTTCGAGGGTATGACCCGATGAACGTGAACACTCTGAGTTCTACTCTGGTCCCGGCATTCCTGGCCGAGCAGTTTGTTCAGACGGCTCAAGTGCAACTCGCCCCGCTGGCTGCTTTCTCTCGCGATTTCGGCCTGGATCGCATTCGCCCTAGGGCAACCGTGGTTGTCGC